GTTGTGCAGCCTGCGGAACTTCACCTCCACCTCCACCTTGCTGCTGGCCTCCACCTCTCAAGAAGCGGTTTAAAAGATCACCCTGATCAGCGCCAGCATAGGTCGATCCTCTTCCGCCAAATACTCCGCCAGCTAATGGATTTCGTACAGCTTGCCCCAGCGTTCCTACAAAATCAGATGCGCCTTCCAAAGCGCCACCCGCAATCGGTGATACTCCGGGGATTCCTAAACCAGCAATGCCGCCAGCAACAGTGCTTCCTATATTTCCTAACGTCTTTCCAATGACTGGTATTTTTGCAGCCAATCCACCAATGCCGCCTAACGCTGCACCGACAGCTGTTCCAACTCCGGGGATTAAAGCTGCAATGGGCGCAACAACCTTAACGGCTTTCTTGAGGAACTTGCCGACTTTTTTAAATGCACCAAACTCTTCTAAACCAGTCACAGGATTTAAACTGGCAATGCCTGCACCCACCACATATTGCTCTGGGTCCAGACCAATCTCGTTAAATCGGTTTTCGACAGCTGTTTCAAAAGCTGAGTCTTGCATTGCCGCTACCGGCAAAACCACTTCGCCCGGAGTTAAATGAGCAAGCGTTGTGTCTCTTCCTCGACCTTCAGCTGCAATCATTTGAGCTTCTGCTGAAAGAGGCGCGTTTGCCGCATCCATGACGTTTTCTGCCATGCTTTCAAACATAGCTTGCTCTGTTGGATCGTCAGTCATGGCTTGTTCAGCCATCAACCCATCAATTGCAGCAGCAAGCTCCGCATTGGGATCGCCTTCCGCCATCATCATCATCTGCTCGACTTCGCCGCCCTCTTGAAAATTTTGACTTAATACTCTCGCGCCTGTAGCAACAGATCCTTGACCTGTGTTTCTGCCTCTACGGGCCATTTCGGCTTCAAATCTGTCAATCATCTCTTGGTTTGTAGGAGCATCTTCTGGGCCTCTATACAAGACCCCAGATTCGGGTGTAAACGGTTCAGTTCCAGATGCCATTTCTGACATAGAAGACACACGATAATCCCTTGGATCTTGTGCAAGAGTATTTTCGCTTTGACTCATTTGGCCAAATCTTTTTACTAATTGTTCCGTTGCAAAATTTAACCCGCCCTGCCTAACTTCATAATCAAATATTTCTTTTGCTTCTTGCATGTTTTGCGCTGGAAGGCCAACTTGTTTTGCTACCGCTCGAAATACCTGCATAATATTTTCTTGATTCGGAACTGTAGCGCTGTTTGTAACCATATAATCTACAGTTTTTCCGCTACCGTAAGGAGCAAACTCAGACAAACTTTGAGAAATATCATCAATTGATTGTCCAATATCCATGGGTGGAGAGAGGGGCGTTGCAGGCGGTTGCTCAGGCAAAAAAGAACTTTTGCCACCCATAAAATTATTAATTCGAGCTTCTAGTTCTGGCGTCATATCTTTAACTCGTTGTCACTGTCACTGAACCGATTCCAAAAGTTGCTCCTAGACCAGTCGGGTAGGTTTGATGCTCATACAAATTTCTGAACACATTTCCGTCGAAAGCCTGATGCACCTCTACTGTGCTGTTAAATATTATCGCACCCGTAGCAAATTGTAACGTAGAAATTTCGTCTGCATTAAAGGTTGGAGTTTGGTCAACATCTGTTGATCCGAGGTTTATTTCAAGGATTCTAACCAGTCGATTGAATGTATCTCCAGACACTGACTGACCATCAGCAAGAGGCAGTCTGGTCTCAAGTATTTTAGCCACTTAGCCTCTCCGACCAGAGGACTGTATGTCTAACCTAGTGTTTCCGAGTCTCCACTTATAATCTTTTTTGTTGGCCTCAACCGAATTATCATCATCAGATTCAAATCTAAGAACCATTTGCCGAGTCCTTGTTCTCAAACTTGCAAATGTTGTCGAATTGGTTATTTGACTGGTTGAGTCAGTCGAAAGACTTTCTGAGTTGTAGTTTCGTTTTTTGACAACAATGTTCATTGCAGGCGTGTTGGACACTCCGGCTGATGTCGAAAACTTGATGTCTGGGATCATTTTCTTAACAAACATAAAATTTTCGCCGTCACCTAAATCTATGTCCGCCGACTCAATGTAAACATTGCTCATTGCACTTGTGTCGTCGTTGAACCCTGTCTCATGGACATAAATTTGAGAAGTAGAATACGCTCCGCCAGCCGCTCTTGGTTTATTTTCAATGCCAGCGTCCAACCAACTGTATCGCACCAAAGAACCAATGCTCCACGTTTGTTCTTCGTAGTTGTACATCGCGTACCGCGATATCTCCCCTGTGTCGTCTTCTGTAGAAACGTAGAAAAACCACACTTCTGCGTTTTCAGAATTCAACGCTGCAAAACACTTGAACGCTTGGCCTAAATCCAAATCGCTAAAAACGTAATCCTGCACGCTACACGGCAACCTTTTGACCGCGCCGTTGTAGTAATAAAATCCGTTCTTCGACATAAAGAATATGCCAACAGGACTATTCACTGCTGCCTTTGGCGATATCAGGCCAGAACCCTCGTTGATTAGGTTTAAGGCAAAAGTTAAAGGAGGCCCAATAAAAGTCATCGAGTAAAGACTGGTGTCAGTCCAAATCAAAGTTTCCTGCCTCGACTTTAGTCCGCCAATAATTAACGAGCCAGAAGAAAGTCTGACTGAACCAGCTGAATTTGTGGTTGTTGGGTTAAACTCCAATTCATTTTCTGAATCAGAAAACGCAACCAACATTGGATCAACTGTGCCTTCCCTGTCGCCGCTATCATCAAGCGCGTCCGCTCCTAGCACAATTAAATGCCGATCCACTTCAGACGTAATTACCTGCAACCCAACAGTTGGCACTTTGCTCGCGCCAGAAGTTGTAGACAGGTTTACAGCTCTGACTGATATTCCGCTGTTTTCAACCCAACGATAAATGCCTCCGCCTCTTGGGTTGATTATCAGATTCTCACCAAAATTATCGTGAGTCCACAATCTCAATTGCCCATCTGATGCAATTGCAGAAGATGAGCCAAATGTTCCTGCGCCCCACGTTCCTACACCCCAACCTGTAGATTCGACGTAAGTGTCTAACCCGCAATTAATTTGATAAGTGCCGACTACACTACCTCCGCCGTTGCCGCTGTCGCTCGCATTGGCAGTGACTGTTGCTCCGTCTGTATCTTTGGCAGTAACAGTGTATGTATTAGCCCCTGTGACCAAAAGTATTTGGTATTCTTGGTTTAAAACGGCTGCTGTAACCAAGCCGCCCAAGGTAGCGGCGCCACTAAAAGTCACAAAGTCATTGGTGACAGCGCCATGAGCTGTATCGGTTATGGTAATAGTTGAAGAACCATTGGACGCGCTAAATGTTACATCGCCCGCGCTTGTTGTAGCCCTGATTGGCGTAACGTCGTTATATTTCTCGCCTTCCTCGATATAGTATTTGCAGGTGGTGCCGATACCAAGATATCGATTCCCGCCCAAGGAAAGCCAACTGTGTAGCGCTCTGGCTAAACCAAAAAAAGTAGTAGTCGCTAAGGCTTGCCAACCGCCAATCTTTTCTGGACGACCTTTTCGGAAGCGAATGAGGTTTCCGTCCGACCATCCATTCTCATTAGAATAGTCGGTTTCTTCTTTGTTGATTCCCGGCTTGAAATTTAATGTAGTGAGTGGCATAGAAAAATTCTACCACAAACCTTAAATTTTAAGCCAAACGAATAATTGCAGCCGTAGCATTTGCCGCAGGAAAAACAATCGTGAAGTTCCCAGCTGTGCTGGTTTTGTCTCCACCAAAGTCAATTGCCGCAACAGCTTTATTGCCGTTTGTACTGTTGTACAAAAGACAGCCTCTCGCTGTGACAGTAGCTGTGCCAAATGTAAGGTCAGCAAAATCGCATACAGCAACTGAGCCTGACAAGGCTGGAGTCACGTTGGTTAGCGTTGATCCGCCTGCACTGTAGTTTGTCCCTGTCGCTTGGCCAGTCGTTACATAAACCGTAGTTCCAGCTCCTAAAGTTGCTGAAGATGTATATAACGCAAGCTTTATGCTGTCAGCACCATTGGTCAGGTTATGTCCTTCAACTAACAGCTGCTGTTTGAACGAATTTGCAATAGCACTGGTGATAGCCAATTTATATCTCCTAATCCAATTGTTTCACAATGTCAGCCATGTCGTTATGACCTTGACTTCTCAACAAGTTTACCATAGTTGTCCTGTCTGAAGTAATCGCATTCTTAATGCCATACAAGACTATCGTATAGATGTAGTTTTGAAAAGCTTCTGCTTGTTGTCGAATATGGGGAGCAGCGTCGGCTGATACTTCGCATATTTTTTTGGTTATCTGTTCAGCCCAAAACTCTGGGTCATGACCCTTGTTTTGCGTGGTTTCAACCATCACGCTTCCCACGCTCAAAAACCCATCGTTACCCATATCAGCCACGATAAGGCTCCGGCGGTTTAATTTCTTCTGTCACAGCTATTCCTGACTTTTCCATCTCTTCTTCCATTTTAGACTTTTTGCAAACAATCCAATCCGGTTCGTTAGGAATTGCGACCATTGGATCTTGCAGTCGGTGAAACCCATAGATTCTTTCTTCTTGGGGAACATTTTGATCTAAAAGAGTTGATCGTCCAGAAACCCCAACCTGTATGTTTTTATCCATGCACTTGGCTAACCAAAACTCAACACAAGCTCGACCAGCTTCTGCAAAATGCAAGTTGTGGGTGTAACTGAAATCTATTCCAAACAAATCAATTCGAGCAACTTTGTTCCAATAAGCAAAAGCAATCGTTAATGGAATTGTATTGTTTAGATACGCACACTTGGTTGCTTGCACAATCTCTTCAATAGGATAAAGCACCGCGTTAGGCACTCTTGAATCCAATTCACAGGTATAGCAAGGTACATCGCAATCAGGCAAAAACCGCTTCATTACATCTGTCTGAGCGCCAGCATCATCAGTATCAAAAAATCGACTAGCTGGATCTAACATGAACATTCGATCTGATTTGTAAACCGCAGCAGCAGAGTTTATGGTCCAGACCTCATCCCACTCGACGCCGTTTTCTCTTCCTATCGCATAATCCACTTGTGAGTTTCCCAGCGCCACAATCGCTATGTGAGCGCCTTCAAGCGACTTAATCGGTTCCATTAACTTACTCCGGTTCTAAGTAAGTCGTACCTGTACTCGTCTCTCGTCTCTCGACCTTCTGCAATGTTCTTCATTCTGGCTATCGCTTCTTTAAACCGAGCCTCAAAAGTTCCAACAACGTCTGGTGTTTCTTTCAAGAATACTGCGGCCTCAGCAAGCGAGCCATACAAAAGCGCATCTGGATAGTCTGTGGATAGGAATGTTGTTCCGCTATCAGCACCAGCAGTAAGAGATGCTGGCTTATAAAGATAGTGGAGTTCAACCGTGTAGTTTGAGTCTGGAATCGGAGCCAACTCAAAAGCGCTGTCGTCAAACAACGAATAGTATTTAGGAAGGCCTGTCGTTGCGGTTGACGGAGCATACTCCTTCATAAATGAGGGGTGCTTGTAATCCAAGTAGTAATAGACGTTGCTAGAAATTATTGCTGCGCTAAATGGCGCATAAAAATCACTAGGCGTTGCTAAGAATCGGTTACTAGAAGTTACCGTCCCTTGCACGTTTTTGCGCTGCTTAGGCAGCTCAACCATCTTGAATATTCTTGTTTCAGACTCTTTGATGAAAGTCGGAAGATTTGTGACAAACGTAGATTCAGAACATTCTAAATAATCTTGAATCGCAGTCTTTAATGTTGCATATGTCCAGCTCATGATGTGGTAATGGTTACCTCCCCTAGTCCTGTAGAAATTTCGTAGGTATCAAGTTTAGTTCCAAGTATACCTTTATCCACATTTGTATACACCACAAAAGCGTTATTATCATTAGCGGTGTCAGGCCTTGCATTTTTAAGTGCTTCTGGATCAGCAGCCTTTGGTTTTGGATCTAGTTGTGGGCTTTTAGGCGACCACTGATCTGGTCCGACCAAAAGACCATCCCAAGTAAATTTCATGTCTCTAAGTCGGTAACGGAACCCTGTAATGTCACATATTCCGTAAGCCTGTTTGCCTTGTGCAAATGCCATGACTAAGCGGAGTTATATCCGCCTAAGTTTGGCGAAATTCTAAATGACGCTCTGGATTGGTCCTGAGACATTGCCCGATCAAACTCTTCTTCGTAAAGTTGTTTTAGAACTGGAGAGCGCTCTGGCGCTTTCTTCAAACTGATGTAATAAGCCATGCCAGCAGCAAAGCAAGGATAGAACCGGAAAGGCACCTCTATAGTGTTTGTGGCGCCGTCCGCATCGTCCATTCGAGTTAACACATTCATGTAGATCGTGTAAGTTGAATTCTTGTCAGGCACAGGCCAAACCGTAATTGTTGGAGTGGTCTGCTTGTCAATAAACATTTGATTAGGTTTGCCAGTAGTGCTTTTGTTTGTGACATTCGCATACTCAGCTCGATTCATTCGATTGATAGGCGTGTCAATTTCATCTCCGCCCGTCGTTTGTCTTATAAAGGCATCTAAAACGTCAATAGGCGCTGTAGCGTTAGTTGAATCAATGTTGTACGTTTTTGTGTCTTTGACCATGGCAACAGTCTTTTGCTTAATGGTCCATTGATTCAAGCCTCGGTTAGCCCATTCAGCAAGCATCAAATTAGCGCTTCTCTTAGCTGTTTTTAAATCGTAACCAGTTCTGAGTTCCAAGCCACAACGCTCGAAAGCCTCTTCGACATACTCAGCTACGTCTGGTTCAAAATCTTTGCTGCCGCTTACTGCCATTAGTTTTTCCTTTTACGCTTTTTCTTGCGTACAGGCTCTTCAGGAGCATACAGGTTATCAAAAACCTTGTTGACATCCAACGTGTAATCCAACTCGCTTTTTGAATAATGAATGTGCTGAGAAGGTTTAAAGTCCGGCGCCCCCTCACCAACCGTAAACCAAGCTGGGTGTGTGACTCGCACCCTGTTGTTTGGCAAGGCAACAATGTTACCCGTCCACTTGCCAGCATCCAACAGCTCTAGAACGTGTGATTGTTTGTGTTGAGCTGGATCGTCTGCAATTTCGTTTTCGGCATAGTCCACAGTGAAATAATATTTTGCGGGGTAGAATTCGCCATCAATCTTAGCAAGCCATGGGCAGGGCGTGGCTCGATCAATGACATAAACCGAATGGTT